TGACTAAGGCGAGCTTTGAACTTCAGTTCATGCTCAATACCCGATTAGCAACTTTGGATAAGTATCCAATCAGGTTGGGGGATCTCTTAGTAATGGATCTCGATGGGAAAGCTCTGCCAGAGACTTGTATATGGTCTAACCAACCTGATATGAGATTGCAAGACCTTGTTTGTGTCGGACTTGGAGCTGATAGGTTTTACCATCGCCCAATATTTCAAAATGGATGGGTGTCGAAAACCGAATCGTGGCGGTGTGTTCTCGCGATTGATCCTGCTGGCCGTGGTAAGGATGAATTAGCGTGGGCAGTTTTAGCAGAATTAAACGGAAATATGTTTTTACTTGAATCAGGTGGGTCTACTTTGGGATATGCCGATGAAGTTTTGCGGTTTTTAGCTGATATAGCGAAGAAATGGGATGTGAATTACATAGTGGCTGAGTCAAATATGGGTGACGGGATGTTTAGTGCCCTACTAAAACCACATCTAACAAGAACTCATCCATGCACTATCGAAGAAGTTAGACATAACATCCGAAAAGAAGAAAGATTATGTGACACACTCGGCCCTTTAATTCAGCAGCATCGTCTTATCGTCAATAGTCGAGTCATTAAAAATGATTATCGTCTAACTGATGAAGATCCTGAACATGGATATTCACGAAGCCTTTTTTGGCAAGCCTCAAGATTGACACAAGAAAGGAATTGTTTAAGCCATGATGACCGCCTTGACGCTCTTGCTATTGCAGTCGGCTTTTTTGTTGAATCAGCCGCCCAAGATCAGCAAGTACAACAACAAGCTAGAAAAGATCAACTATTTGAAGATGAATTAGATGCTTGGATGGATGAGACAACAGGTTCTATTGACTCAATAGCCTTTGGTTTTAAGAAAAAAACTACTTCTGGGCGTTCTTATGGAGGGATTCAACGTTTGAAGATGGGATCTTAAGAGGAACTACCTTGTCATCCATGCTTGAGAAGTCAAGTTTGTTGGCAAGCTTCTTTAAAGTGCTACCTTCAGCCGCAACAGCAGTCACATTGTTTTGTTTTAGCAAGGCCATTGCGTCTGTTCTAGCCTTTCGATCTCCATTTCTTAGATCATCTAATACTTGATCTATTAATTCAGAATGAATCTCTGCTAATTTTTCTTGTAAATCCATAAACTTCTACGGGGAAGTGGAATAACTTCTCTACTATGGTATATATTCCCGATTATCGGTAGGCTGTAAAGGTCTACATCCTTGGAGAGTGTCTTACTTCCCGACTATTGATGAAAGATTGATTCTTGCTTTACAGGAACAGTTTCCTGATAAATGTCCTGATATAAATCTTTCCGAGAAAGAAGTTTGGTTTAAAGCAGGCCAAGCTTCTGTTGCTCGTTGGCTTGAAAGAAGGTCGGAAGAACAAACCGAAGGTGATGTTTTTCAATTAAGGGAGGTTGTCTGATGTGCATGTTTGGTGGTGGTGGTGGAGAACCAGCGACTATTACAAAACCTGATTACACGGCTTACGATCAGCAGTTTGAATTACAAAAGGCTGCCATTGAAAATCAAATAACGAATCAAAATACAACTATGCAAAATACTTTGCATAATGCTTTAAGCGAAAAACAAGATGCGTTGTCTCAGTTAGCTATTGCCTCACAAGCTAGAGCTAATGCCACAAGTCAAGCTGCTATGCGTTTATCTCAAGTGGCTGGACCACCGCCAAGAGAGAAACATGCGGAACCTCCAAAAACAGGTGCGGAAGATAGAGGCGTGAAAACAAAAAAAGGAAAAAGTTCTTTGCGGATAAGAAAAACAACTAACAAATATTCCCAAGGCTCTGGCCTCAACATCACTTAGGTACTCATTATGTGTCTTTTCAAAGCTCCCAAAATCCAAATGCCCACGGTTACATACGAAGGCCCGTCTCAAGAAATGATTGATTCACAAAATCAATCTCTTACAAATTTTCAAAATACTTTGACTGCAAATAACCAGACTTTTCAAACTAATTTGACCAATCAAATCACTAAAGCAAACGAAGCCACCTCTGGCATTATGGAAAAAATCGCAACGATGCAACAACAGACTGCACAAGCGGGTGCGGCAGGAGGTTTGACTGAAGCTCCTTATGCAATTACAACGGCAGACGATGTTGGAGAGACAGAGTTAGCCCAGACAACTAAAAAAATTAAAGACAAAGATAAGCCAAGAGGCACTTTGAAAATTACTCGAAGTGGCGTTAAAGCTTCGGCTGGAACTGGCGTTAACTACGGAGTTTAATCATGTGTGCTGGACCTGTTAAAAACCTTTATGAAGATGCAGTTGGCATAACGGCTGCCAAAGATAGAGCTCAAGAGCAATTTAAAATTGCCCAAGCTGAAGCTCAAGCGCAGGCTGAACGTGAAGCTCAACGAGTAGCAGATCTTGAGACGAAGAAACAAGAGGCAATACTAAACGCAAGCACAGAACAAGCCAATATTTCAGCAACGGCTGGAACTGAATTAAATGAAATTAATCAGAGAAATGCCAACTTAACTGCTGACCTAATCACAAATATGCAGGCTGGTGGTGGTGGCCCTAGAGGTCCGAGTGCTGCTGAATTAGCGGCAAGAGGCGCAGCTCAAACTTCTCAAAGTGTTTTAAATAGGGAAAAGAAAAAGAAAAAGGGAGCTTTAAAGATTCCATATTCACCTTCTAAACGTAAAGACGGACAACGTGGACCTAAATCCACAAAAGCAGCTTTGCAAATAGAAGGGCAAGAAAAATCATCGGGAACAGGTACTAACCTCGCTATTTAATTATGAGAACTGCTGAACAACGGTTTCGGGATGGTGAAAATGACCGTAATTGGCATTTAGATCGCGCTCGTCATTCTGCGAGACTGACCATTCCTTATCTCGTACCAGCATCAAATGATCCAAAGCTAAACAACAAAGATACATATCCTGTTCCTTGGAACGGAATAGGTGCTCGCGGAACATTGAATTTGGCGAGTCGTATGCTTCTTGCATTACTACCGCCAACGCAGCAATTTTTTAGATTTTCGTTGGATGATGCTCAATTAGCACAAAATGGAGTTGGACCAGAGGAGAAAACAAAATACGAAGAGGCTTTAAGCAAGATTGAACGTATGGTCTTGCGTGAGATCGAAGCAAGTAATGATCGAGTTGTCTTACATGAGGCGTTATTACATCTAATCGTCACAGGAAACGCGCTTTTATACATTGGCTCGGATGGATTAAAGCTATATCACTTAAATCGCTTTGTATGTTTCCGCGATCCAATGGGAGATCCCAGTGAGGTCGTTGTTTGTGAACAGATTCCTTACGGGATGCTCCCAGAAAGTATTAAGAAGATACTGGAAGAGGAGAAAGAAGAAGAATTAAAAGGTTTTTACGACAATCAAGTTGAAATCAAGGGAGAAGAGGAAGATACTTGCAAGGTTTACACCCATATCAAGTGGGAAGGCAACTCTGTTAGATGGAATCAGCAAGTAAAAAATAAAGTTGTACCTGGATCAGAAGGAAAAGCACCGAAAGATAAAAGTCCTTGGCTTGCATTGCGTATGACAGCGGTTGCAGGACAAAGTTATGGAGTCGGATACATCGAACAGGCGGCAATTGCTGACCTTCAAACAGTAGAGGCTTTATGTCAGGCGATAGCGGAAGCAGCATTAGCGTCTTCAAAGTGCTTATTCCTTGTGAAACCAAGCGGGGTAACGAAGGCTGCTGATCTCGCGCGTGCGCCTAACGGAAGTTTTGTGACAGGAGACCCTAATGATGTGCTCAGTCTGCAAATGCAGAAATCACAGGATTTAGCGGTAGCGATGCAAGGCAAAGAACAGATAGAACGTAGGCTATCACAGGCTTTTATGTTGGCTGATCAGCGAAATGCGGAGCGCGTGACCGCGGAAGAAGTGCGTTTGAGTACCCTTCAAAACGAACAAGCACTCGGCTCAATATATTCAATTTTGACGACGACTTTCCAAGTGCCTTATGTCGCTAGGAAGTTAGATATTCTGACTAGAGAGAACAAAGTTCCTGATCTGCCAGATGACTTGGTTTCCGTAGTTATGACTGTCGGTCTTGCTGCTGTTGGAAGAGGGAATGATTTAGAGCAATTAGTCAGATTTACAACAACTTTGGGTCAGACAATAGGCCCAGAAGGATTAGCTCAGTACTTAAAACCTACTGAGTTAATTACTCGTCTTGCCTATTCAATGGGTATAGACACTCTTGGGCTTATCAAGACTGCGGAGGAGTTACAGCAAGAGCAACAGGCTCAACAAGAGCAAGCTCAACAAGCCGCGTTACTCCAATCAGCAATGGGCGATCCTAAGAAATTAGCCGATGCTGCCCAGACTGCTCAAGATATTTCTAATAATCAACCTCAAGAACAACCATGACCGAAACGCCTCAATTATCTACTCCTGAAGGACAGGAGGGCTTAGCTAGTCCTGCTCAACAAGAGCTGGTTCAAGAGCTGCAACAACAAGATCAGATTTCTGAAGAGACGCAGCAAGTTTTACAAAAATTCAATAGTACTGAGGATTTAGCAAAGTCTTACGCAGAGCTGCAAAGAAAATTCACTCAAAATCAGCAGCAAAAACCTGAGACTGAGACCGAAACTCAAACTGAAACCCAGACCGAAACGCCACAACAAGGCGAATCTTATTCGCGAGATCAGGCTGTTTCTATTTATGGAGAAGCAGGAGTCGAGGCTTTGGCTTCAAAAGGTTTGAAGATGGAAGAGATCATGCACTCTGCTGACAATGGTGTAGACATAAGCGAGCATTACGATACTCTCGCTGAGTCATTTAATGTTCCTAGATCACTTGTAGAAGGCATCGTTAATACCTATGGCAAATCGGGTCAAACCGCTGATACGTCAAATGAATTAACAGCAGCAGATGAGGAGAAAATTATTGGTGAGGTAGGAGGCCCAGAAGCTTATAAACAAATGGGTGAGTGGGCCAACAAGAATTTGTCTGAGGAAATGGTTGGAGAGTTCAATAAAACAATGGATGGAGGGAATATTGACTCAATACGTTGGGCTATTAGATCTATGCAGCTAGAGATGGCAAATCCTAAATCAGTTGTAGAGCCAAAGCTTGTCGGGGGTGGAGAAGTTCCAAGTGAAACAGTATTTAGAAGTCAACAACAAGTACTTGATGCAATGAACAAAAGGAACAATAGAGGACAAAAGTTATACGAAGTTGACGAAGCTTATCAGCAAAGTGTTAAAGAAATATTATTCAGAAGCCCCGATTTCAGCTAGTATTTAGCCAGAACGCAAACCGAGCACTGTAGGCCCGTCAACAGCGGATAACCTATGAGGGAAGGAAGAGGCGGTCTAAAAAGTATTTTTTTAAACAAATTTAGCTAATTATGGCTGTCACACTCAGTCGTATTGGTCAGGTTAAAGGCGCAGCCGCCACTTGGGGTGCTGGTGCTTCTGGCTTAGATACAGATAGAGCCATGATGCTCAAGCTCGGATCTGCCGAGATTCTTGATGCGTTCATGACTGCAACGGTTTTCAAAGGAAAAACCCGCGAAAGAAACATAAGAGGAGGCAAAAGCGTCGCCTTCCCACTAACGGGGAAAATGAGCGCGGCCTACCACCAACCAGGCACCGAACTGACAGGCACGATCAATGATCCTTCGGATATCAACGAGCGTGTAATCAGTCTTGATGCGTTGATGGTAGCCGATGCTGCGATCTACAATGTAGATGAATTAATGTCGTATTTTGATGTACGTCAGATCTACACAAAAGAGTTAGGTCGTGCGTTAGCAGTTGAGTATGACAAGCGTGTTGCAAGATTAATCTTTGCAGCAGCAAGCAACACAACTGAGCCTTTAGCCAAGTCTTCTAACAGTGGAAGAATTGGACAAGGATTAACACTTGGAACTGATTACACAGCGTCAGGTGCTACTCGTCAGGCGAAAGGTGATGCTCTAGTTAACGCGATCTTTGATGCTCGTGTTGGTTTTGAGGAGAAAGACGTAAGTATCGACGACATGTACGCGGTATTTACTCCAGAGGATTATTACCTCATCACCCAATCAAGTCGTGCTATCAACGCTGACTTTGGTGGATCAGGAAGCATCGCAGATGGTCGCACACTTCAAGTTGCGGGTATTCCGATATTCAGTTCAAATCACGTCACTCAGAGTGCTTACACGCTTGTAGCTGGTGATCACAACGCTGATTACGCTCAGAACTTGAGCAAATGCAAAGGACTCATCTTTAACAAGGAAGCCGTTGGAGTTGTTTCTCTACTTTCACCTTCATTACAGATGACAGGAGAAGAGTGGAGGGTTGTTCACCAAGCGGATTTACTCGTAGCGAGGCAAGCACTGGGAATGGGAGTTCTTAGAGCTGAGTCAGCTTGTAAGGTTGTAATCCCTTAAGTAGAATAAACTTGGAAAGATTGCAAAGCAGGGTCAGCGAAAGCTGGCTCTTTTTTTTGCTACCTAATACAATGAACGCAACGCCCTCGTAATAGTTTTATGGGTTTACAAAACCAATCAGCCGTACCAGGGAGATCGACTCTTTTAGATGCGGTAAATATTCTTTTAGAAAACATTGGTGAACAACCAATAAACACCTTGGAAGGAGAGCAAATTACGGACGCTCGTATTGCTGAGAGAACGCTTCTCGAAATGCACAAGGAAGGTCAAATCAAAGGATGGAGTTGGAACACAGAGAATGATTATCCATTCACGAAAAGCTCTACAACTGGAGAGGTAACGATTCCAGCTAATGTTTTAAGGTGGCAGTTAGATGAATATATATACGCCAATCGTTACGTTTTAAGAGGACAAAAGTTATATGACATGGATAGAAGGACTACGGTCTTAGAGGATCATATTAATGAAATTTTAGCCAATGTAGTTTGGGGTTTTTCTTGGGATGATTCACCAGAGGCGTTTAATAGATGGATAACAATTAGATCTGCGAGAGTTTTCTCGGCAAGAGTTTTAGGTTCAACTGATTCATTTAGATATACAGCAGAAGATGAAAGAGCTGCTCAAGTTGTTCTTGAAAGAATGGAACTTCAGCAACAACAACCAAATCTATTAACAGGAGATAGAAACTACTTACCTTTCCCAACTTATGCACCAGCTAAGGGGTTAGCTACTCGTAGAACCAGTCTTGGTATTCGACTCTAATGGCATTACGTTCCTATTCGATTCCTAATCTTTCTCAGGGAATTTCACAACAACCTGACGCTCAAAGAGATCCATCACAAGGAGAGATACAAATCAATGGAATGTCGTCAATTGTCGAGGGATTACGAAAAAGAGACTCCACTCAAGTCTTGGCTGAAGTCAGCAGCACCAGTCTTGGAGACAGTTTCATCCATAGTATTCTTAGGGATAATACTGAAGAATATCTTGCAGTTATAAGCAATAACGATGTCAAAGTTTTTGATCTTGAGGGAAATCCAAAGACTGTTAATAAGCCAAGTGGAGTTGGATATTTAAGCTCGGTTACTAACGCTCGCTCTGACATTCGTTGCGTAACAATTGCTGACTACACGTTCATTACGAATGTAAAACAAATTCCTGCGATGAAAGCCGCTACGGCTCCCGCAACCGCGCGGCCTAGCGCACATGAAGCATTGGTATGGGTCAAGGGGGCAAGTTACGGAAATGAATACAAATTGACTGTGAATGGAAGTAACGCAACCGTTCAAACTGCTGTTGCTGCTGTTGTTTCATCTGGTGGAACTGTTACTGAAAATAGAATTAGTTCAAGAGAAATTGCTGAAAATTTAAAAAACAACATTAGCGCAAGCGGCGTAACCATTACTCAAAGTGGTTCAGTGCTTCACCTGACATCTGCAAATGCAATAACTATTGAGGCTACAGATGCTAGAGCGAACCAAGATATAACTGTTTTCTTAAACGAGGTACAGGCATTTACAGAATTACCAACTATCGCTCCTAGTGGTTATCAAATATCAATTATTGGCGATCCAGGGAATAACTACGACGGTTATTACGTTGAATTTAAACCTAAGAGTGGAACCTTTGGAGAAGGATCATGGACGGAAACTGTTAGCCCTGGTGTTGAATACGAGGTCGATGAAGATAAAATGCCTCACATTTTGGTGAGGTTATCAAATGGTCAGTTTTATTTTGGCCCTGCTGATAAGAGCACTCAATCTGGAACTGAGATGCCTAAGTGGGGGGATCGAATAGCTGGCGATTACTTAACTTCTCCTGATCCAAGCTTTATTGGTTTTCCTATTAATGACATTTTTATTTATAAGAACAGACTTGGTTTCTTATCAGATGAGAATGTAATTCTTAGCAGGGTAAGATCATTCTTTGAATTTTTTCCTGAAACAACAACAACGATATTAGATACAGATCCGATAGATGTTGTAGCAAGTAATAACAGAGTATCTGTCCTTAAATATGCTGTTCCATATCAGGACGAATTAATATTATTTAGTTCGCAATATCAATTTAGATTTAACGCTGCTGAAACAATTTTAACTCCAGCAACAGCACAAATAACAGTTTTAACTCAGTTTGAAGTAGATACAGATGTAAGGCCACAACTGGCTGGTGGCGGTATTATCTTTGCACAATCAAACGGTGATTTTACTCAGTTTAGAGAATTTAGTGTTCGTGGAGCTGGAACAGCTCTGACTGCTGATGCCCAAGATTTAAGTGGATATGTATCAGCTTATGTTCCAAGCGATATGTTCAAGCTGACTGTGAACGATACGTCGAATGTGATGTTTGGAATAAGTGGGAAAACAGGCCATAAAGATAGAATTTATGTTTACAAATACTTTTTTAGAAATTCAGGCCAAGGTACTGAACGCGCTCAATCAAGCTGGAGTCATTGGGAGTTTGCAGGAGTTGATGAAGTGCTCCAGGTCTTAGCCATCAGGGAAACTCTCTATTGCTTGATGAGATATGGAACGAAGGTTTACTTGGAAACTATCTCTGTCATGGATAGATCTCAAGAGCCTTTAGCTGGTTCTCCATATCCTTTGCTTTTGGATCGGCGTATCTCAACTACCACTGAAACCCCTTCAGGGATGAGAGTTTCAGCGGGTACTTATGACGCAAATACAAAGAAAACGACATGGACATTACCATACGCAATTGCCTCGGAAACGCAGGCATGGAGTGGTTATGGTGCGTCACAAAATGGAGGTGTATATCTCGGTAAAGCAACAAGTGGAAATCAGATTATTGCTAATGGTAATTGGTCTACTTCTTCCATTTATTTTGGAGAAACTTATAACTTTAGATATCGTTTTACACGTTTTAAACTTTATAAAGAAATAGGAGGAGGTAAGGCAGCAGCGAATGTTGAGAGGACTCAAGTTCGTCACGCCAAACTTCGTTATCACGAATCACATTATTTTGAAGTTCATGTTCTTCCAGAAGGAAGAGATACAGGTATTTATAAATTTGACGGCACAAATCTTGGATCTAGGGACTCAACTTTAGGAAGTGCATTGCCTAATGGATGGACGATAGATGATGAAAGAATTTTTGAAGGAGTATTCAATGTTCCGATTATGAGTAGAGGGGAAAGGTGCATGGTTGAGATACAAAACGACTCTCCACATCCTTGTAAGTTCTCTACTTGTGAATGGGTTGCGTTAATAACTGGAAAGGCAAGTGCTTTAAGATGAGATGGATTAAAGCCGACGCTAATGTTATTTACGGGGTTGGAGATAACATAAGGCAAGAAGATGAAATTGAAGTGAATTTAAGTCATGGAATCTCTGGTTTAGAGGCATGTAAAAAATGTTTTTTAAGTTCTAATGTTATTCAAGGAATTGAAGGGGATGATGGTGATCCTGTTGGTATAACAGGGGTTGTTGGATCTTATATATGGTTACTAGGTACAGACAAGCTTACAGCGACTAAACATCACAGGTGGCAACTGTCACTTTATGGTCGAGAATGGGTAGAGTATTGTCTTGAAAAAGCAGGCGGAATGGTGGAAAATTATGTTTATTCAAAGAACAGACAATCAATCCGTTGGTTGAAACATTTGGGCTTCACTATTGAAGAACCAAAACCTTACGGGGTTGGAGAAGAATTGTTCTGTCATTTCTGGAGGAAGGCTTAATGGATCCAATTACAGCTTTTTCTTTGTTCCAAGGTGGAATGGGTTTCCTCCAGGGGCAATATGCGGGTGCAGCACAAAGACAAAAGTATGCAAATGATGTCGCCTACAAAGAGGCGATGGATGAATATTCAGGTTGGGCAGCAGAGTTGCAAGCCGAGCAAACGAATGTCAATCAGAATTATTCTTACTGGGTAGAGAAATTAAATTATGGTCAGCAAGTAACACATGCTTACAACTTAAGAGCTGTTGAATTATCTAAGTCAATCGCACAGGCTGATTCTGTAGCTGAAACAAGAACGGCGGCAGGAGCTAACTATATAAATAAAGCATCAGCAATACAGGCAAGACATGAGCAAGAAGCCATGTCTGAAGCTATGGCTATGTTCCATACGAAAGTTCAAGGGTTAAGGAATAGAGCTTCTATTGGAGCACTTGGAGCTAATGGAGTTGGAATGGTTGATGCTATGCAAAGGGATGTGCAAAGACAAGTAGGTAATAAGGCAACTATTTCTCAGATCAATCAGCAATTTAGAGATGGTCAATACACCAGAGATCAGGCGGGAGCAATTGCAGGGTATTTAAGAGATTTCAATTCTCAAAAGTTTTACGAGGCTCAAGAAATTATGGACCCATTACCACCGTTCCCACCAATACCTGCATTGGTTGGAGCTGTGCCTCCATCAATGGTTGGAAGTGCGCCAAGCTCTTCTGCTGCGTTCTTAAGTTCTGTCGCTGGTGGTTTCAACGCTGGCTTGAACACTTACGTCGGACTTAAGGGGCTTGAAAAATAATGGCTAAACAACAACAAATCGATCCAGGTAAAATCACTCCTTCTGCAAAACCGGTAGAAGCTTTTACTAGGCCGACTCCTAAAGATGTTGCTCCTGCTGCTCAATTAAGGCAGTTCGGGAACCCAAAAGGAATCAATATTATTCAGCGTGGCAATGTTCAAAATGTTCAGGGCTATAACAGTTTCCAGCAATTATCTGAAGCCGTTGGAAAGTTGATTCCTGCTGTTGATAAAGGCATGAAACTTTATGCCAGTACGGAATATGAGAAGGGCAAGAATCAGCTTCAAAGAGCTTTTGACAATATAAATAGAGAGCAAGTTTTTAAAGGAATTGAATACGCAACCACCAGCAGGGAACTTGAGAAACAAGATAAATTTGCTGGCATCCAAATGGATGAACTTAATTATTTCCGAAGAGCTGGAGTTAAAAATCAATCAAGTGCAATAACGGCTCAATTCGTGAAGCCTATGTTTAATCACGCATGGGCAACTGAAGGATCAAAATTAGCTGGATTAGATCATGGTCATCCAGACGTTTTAAAAACGAAAGCAAGAGTAACAAATGCCTTGATGAATATCCTTGGTGTTGATGAAAGTTCCCCAGGGTTTACAACAAAAGTCGTACCAGAAATTAACAAGGAGTTTGCAAACTTCCAAGAGAAACATTTTCAAGCAAATTTAAAATTAAAGAAATACGCAAAAGAATATCAAACTGCTTACGGCCTTGAGCAGATTATGTTGAATAACAAGGTAGGCCCAAATTATCAAGATCTAGATTTACTAAAAGAAAAAGTTCATGGCTTTATAGAGCAAGCACTTTTAGAGGCTGGCCTTGGTGCGGATGGATTGCCAATGATTAAAAAAGCAATTCTTTCAACTGCGAAAAATCTTCAATTAAGAAGTAAGGATGATCCAAGAGCAATAAGAGCATTAAGTCTTTTTTCTCTTATGCCCGCTGGTCATGGTTTAAAACCAAATAAAACTTACGCATCAGCAAGAGGGGAGAATCCTGAAGATATGAGATATTTAATAGGTGATTTATTTGGCCCAGAATTAGAAGTTAAGACTGCTGAAATTGATGAGGCTTATTACAAAAAAAGAACAAAAGAACAAAAGAATGGGTATGCAGTTTTTGAAGAAAACTATGGTGACAAATTATTTGACGCTGTTGTTTTAGGTGATGGAGCAACCATTCAAAAAGTTGCAGAAGAAATATATAGCAATGAAACATTATTTCCAGAGTTTGATAGATCTCAGAAGGCTAATTTTATTTCAGAGATAACTGAAGCAGCCGAAAATGAGAAGGAAAGAAAAGTTAAAATTACCAATGATACAGAATGGAATGATTGGTATAACAAATGGTCTTTGACTGCTGGAAATGAATGGAATCCAGAGCAAGCAAATAAAGAATTTAATTCCTTCTACGAAAGGATTCCGTCTACTAAATATAAGCTTGAGCTTTTAAAACAGAAAAAAGCTCTCTTTAAAACTCAAATAGAAGATAAAGACAAAGCTTATAACAATACAAGCATGAATAATTTAATAAAGGATGAAATTAAGGTGATTACTGAAAGATATTACCCTGAATTAATGAAGAGGATTTTATCTGAAGGTGGAGATCAAGATGTCCTTGATTTCATGGTTAATAATGATTTAAGTGAAGCGGAAGGTATTAGAAATGTAAAAACCAAAATAACAAGTGGAGTGCTTAATGAGATTGACGATAGGCTGCAAAAAATAGGCCCAGGTGGTTCGATTTCAGATCAAGAATTACCTAATATTGTTAGAGAAGTTACTGATAGTATCCTTGCTAATGAAGAATCAGTAAAGCAACTTTTACCAAAAAGTTTTGATTTAAAGCCTGAAAAAGAAGAACAAAATGTAATTGTAGAAGGTAAATATGGTTTTAATATGTCACCTAAAGATGAAGATTTAAAGAATTTAGAGACACAACCTATCTTTAGTATTGATGCTATTGAGCGTATTTATAATAGACAAGATGAGAAGGCTGGTAATTATAATTATCATTTTAGAGATACTGCTACAAGGTTAAAGATTAGTCCAGAACAGCTCTTATTGATTCACTTGAATTACTACAAAGATAATCCAAAAGTTAAAGAGTGGTTCCCCGATGAAGATGAATTAAGAAAGCTAGAAATATCAGGAAATCAAGCGCAAGGAATGAATGAAGGAATACTTACGGCTGCACCAGGGTCAACGGCTCTGGCATCAACGAGTCGCTTATTTGAAAATGTTCTTTTGGGGGTTTAACCAATGACAACAACACCTTATGGAGATGCCCCTCAGCTCGGCAATGAAGTTTTAGATGACGAGGAAGAACTAAAAGATCCAAACGTAATTACGCCATTAGTCGAGAAACCAAAGAAAGAAGAAGAAAAAACTATAGGAGAGACATTGCCGAAATGGACAACCGATCCGTCGGTTATGAAGAAGGCAAATGTCGGACAAAAGCTTTGGCATACTATTTTTCTTGGTGATTACCACCCTTCTCAGTTGGCTGGCAACAAAATTGGAGATAAGCCTTACCTAGATCACACGAAGTCAGAGCTTAAAGAATTGTCTGGTAGGGATTTCTTTAAGATGACAACGGATAGAGCTAAAGATGATGCCATTACTGAGTGGAATATTTTAAATGAAAATATTAAAGAGAAGAACTGGGGCCAGTTAGCAACTAGACCTATATATGGCGCAACAAGAGCACTTCCTTTTGGAAGAGATATTTCTAATACTCTTTACTTAGGTTTACCGACTGCGATAACTGGTACAGCTACATTCGTTGGCAGTAACACGATTGGAACAGCATTTCCAGGGATTGTTGAGCCCATGGAAAATTTAGAACAATCAATAAATGATGCTTTTTATGGAGGGGCAGGAGAACTAACAACAAAACTCCAAGGTGAAATGACCAAGGAGGAAAGACAAGGAGATGCGGCTAGAACTGAATTTGTTGCAGCAGTAGCGTCTGGTAAAGCGTGGTTTTCCGCCTTAAATCAATTAAGTAAATTGCGGGCTACAAAAGGTCTTGCTTCTTTAATTGATCCGAGAACTGCCAAGACAGGATGGGGATTAATAAGAAAAGGCATGGGCTTCGCTCTTGTTGAAGAGTTAACAACGGCAATGGCTACCGATCCAAGGATTACTGGCAGTGTTGTTAGCATGTTTAGCGAGAAATTAGATCCTGCAATGCAGCAGGGGATTACC